CCACCAATTTCATCGCACCAATAATCATTATCTACTGAATAAAAAACTCTATTTCTATATTTGAATTTCTTTGGTGCTTCACCATTTGCTATTTTATTTAATAAATCTATTATTTTCATATTTCATCTTCTATCCTCTTTTTTTGTCTTTCTATCTTATATTTCATTGTTTCTATTATCTTTTCATTATCTAAATCATAATATGCTTTTAATTGTTCTAACACTACACAAACATCTGCAAATTCTTCTAATATGTTGTCTAAAAAATATTTATCAACTTTTTCTATATCGTAACCAACTATTGCATATTCTTCTTGAAAATCTCTTACTGCTTCAATAAGTTCATAAGCTTCTTCATTAAATTTTCTTAACTGATGACTAATTCCATAATGCTCTATAATTTCTAATAAATCTTCTTTCACTTATTCCTCCATATTTTCTATAAATATTTGTAAACATCTAATATCTGCTATTTCATAATCCTTTAAATCATTATCTTTTAATCTTTCATATATATCAGTTAGCATTACCTTTTTTACTCTACTATCAAGTAAATTAGGATGTTTTTTTATATATTCACAAGTTTGATTTAATGCATATGTATGTCTATATAATGCATATCTTAATGACTGAATAATCATATCTTTTAAATCTAAATCTATTTGTATCATTTCTTTATTAATTCTATTTTTTAACCACTTATTTTCCTTAATAAGTTTGCAATTAGCAACCCTTTGTCTTGAATTTCTAGAATCCTTATTAGAATCCCATTGTTTTAATTTTTTATTTTCCTCTAACAGTTTTTCAATATCTTGGCAATGTTGCACACAAAACCAGTCAAAGTCAGTAAGGACATTTTTATTTTCACCTTTTTTCCATTCTTGATATATTGAATCAAATTCAATATATTCTTTTAATCTAGATACTTCATTCATCAATATCATTATCCTTTTCTTTTAAATATGTAGATTTTAAATCTGCTATATGCAACATTAATGCAAGTGGATATTCTGAAAATGTTTTACTTAAATAACTATAATTTTCTTTAGATTCATATCCTCCCATATGCCATCTAATAGCTGCAATTTCTTCATTTGTTAATTCTATATATTTTTGTATTATAATTACTGATTTTTCACCATGTCCCATAGGAAATAGGTCATTAACTGTATAATATGGTTCTTTAACCCATTTATTATCTTGTTTTACATTTCTTTCACTTACTGAATAATAATTTGCTTTACACAAATCATGTAATAAAGAAACAATTACTAAACTACTATTATTAATATCTAGTCCTTCAACAACAACTTCTTTTAATAATTCATCATACACATTTAAACTATGTTCTAACAAACCACCCTCTTTTGATAAATGGTATTTTGTACTTGCTGGAGCAGTAAAGAAATCTGTTGTTTCTATCCATTTAATTAAATTATCTATACCTTTTCTTTTAGTAGCTAATAACAAATCTATATATTGCTTTTTCATTTTATCATTCATTGTCATCACCTGTTTTTAGTTCATATATTTTATCTAATACCTTTTGTACTTCTATTTCTTTTGCATGATTAAATTGCTTACCAGATATTGAAATTCCAATACTTCTTGTTCCATAATTTATTAACCATTTTTCTAATTCTTCAATAATATTCATCTTAACTTCCCTCCTTATTTTTTTATCCTTGTTTTGCTTTTTGTATTCTCTTACCAAAAAATTAATTAAATCTAATTTTGGATTATTAAGTAATTCTAATTCTTGTTTTAAAATTTCATTTTCTTCTATTAGTTTTTTATTCTTATAAAATTGGTCGTAGTATAATTGCTCGTAATCATTCATTTTTTAATTTATTAGTTTTATCTATTACCTTAGCAATAATAGAACCTGTTTTTGTTAAATTTTTATCATCAAATATTAATTTGTTACGGTTCATAATCAATTCTTCTGAATTAGAAACTAATATTAAATTACTTATTTCAAAATTTCTTTTATCTTTATCTGCAAATATAACCTTATGTCCTTCTGGTATTTCCCCATAGACACTTTCATATATGTATCTATGTTTAGATATCCAATTTTTATTTCTTTTACCATCTCGTATTTTTATTTCTATATATCCATCTTTTGCAATTCTTTCTTCTAAAACTTCTCTTCTATTCGGTGGTATATATCCTTTTTTAAACTGTGTTTTAGAACTATTAATAATTCCCTCTTTTGACATAAAATCTTCCCATTTTTTACCCTTATTAAATGGTTCAGCACCTTTTTTAAAACAACCTCTATTAATTCCTGTTCTTAAATCAATTCCAAATCTTCTTTTATAATTAGCTTTAAACATACCAACCTTATCACCATTTGTATCAAGATTAAATTTTTCATTTAATAAATTTGCAAGTTCAATATTATCTCTACCTTGATAGTTTTCTAGAATAAAGTTAGTTACTTCATCATTATATTTAGGCATATATTTATAATTGGATATAAGATTTAGTTTTTTCTTTTTACTTCCAATAGCAGATGGTGTAAATTGCGTATCAAATTTATTATTTATCATATTGGCTATTTCCCGATTAGATCTATTTTTATGTATTTCAATTAAGTATTCCTCTTGTTCTTTAGCCCACTTTTTCATTACCATCACTCAATTTTAATATTTGATTTTCATTTTCTATTCCAAATTCATCAGCATATTTTTTTGCTTCAAGTATTACTCTTGCATTATTTATTATTGCAGTACTTATACTTGTAATTGCTTTAGCTCTTTTTATTTCATTATCCATATTTGTTTTTAGTTCTTCATCATCATTTAATCTTTCTAATTCTTCAAACAGATAATTGTTTAATTCATTTAAATTGTTTTTCATATCTTCCCTTTCATTTTGTATATTATGTAAATTTTAATTTTTCAAGTTTAGTCTTCTTTTGAACATTTGATGTTCTTGTATAAATTCTTGTTGTTTCTAAAGAATTATGTCCCATTAAATCAGCTAAACCTGTTATGTCTTGTGGATTTTCTTCTAGATATATTTGAGCAAATAAATGTCTAAAAGAATGTGCATGAACTTTATTTTTATTTACTCTAGCAGCACCTGCCACCTTTTTCATTTGCCTCCATATAGTTGATGTATTTGGCATCTTTTTTGTTTTCTTATTTACAAATACATAACCAAATTTAATATTGTTTTCCCTACAATATTTTCTTAATTCTCTTGCTAAATCTTGTCTAATAATAATATATCTTTCCTTACCTTTATTGAAGACTAAGATATAGTTAGACTTAATACTTTCAACAGTAAAATATTTTAATTCTGATATTCTAATTCCTGTCATTACCAATGTTTTCATTATGTAGTACAATTGATTAAATCCTAATTTTTTTGAAAACCTTAAAAGTCTTTTATAATCTGATATGCTTAATATTTCATCATTACTAGTTTTGTACTGTTGCTTTATTTTTTTTAATGTTAATTCTTCCAATGACAACCATTTAAGAAATTTATTTAACTCTATAATCCAAGTATTAATACTATTAGTTTTTGGTCTTGGTTCTAATGAATATAAATATTCTTTATATCTCATAGTTGTAGTCTTAGTTATTATTTCATCTGATGGCAACCACTCAATAAACTTTAATACATTTGCTTTGTATTGACTTAATGTATTTTTTGAATACTCTTGAAAATTTTGTTCATTAATCCATTCATCAAGTTTTAGAATTAATTCTTCTTTCTTCATTCATTCTCCTTTTACTGGTCCACTTTTAAATCCTTAATAATTTTACTTAACTTACTAGAATCTTTTATTTTCATTGGTTGCCCCTTAGGTAATTTGCCACTTGGTATTCTTTTAACTAAATATTTATCTGACATAGCATCTTTTAATTGTTCTGTAAGCTCAATTACTTTAGCCTTTAGTTTATTATTTTCTGTTACTAAACCACCTTTTGCACCCTGTAGTGACTTAATTTTATTATTTAATACTTTTTCATTAGACAATAAGTTTTGTGCAAATTCTTGTGAATATTTTAGGTAATTATTATATCTTTCTTTAACTGTTGTTAAGTTATGATTTAATCTATTATTTTCTTTTATTAATTTTTCAATTTCATTCTCTAGCTGCTTAGTTTCATTATTAAATTCCTCAACCACCCTGTCATAGTTTTTTATTTTTTGAAATATATTCATAATTCCTCCTACAGCATTTTTACCAATTTAATTAAATCTTTATATACTCTCGTTTTTTTTATATATACATCTACTTGCTTTTCTTGTTCATAAAAATCAGTTTTTATTAATAGTCTTGTTAATTCAACTATTAAATCTTCTTTTAAATTTGGATTCATATTATTTAGTTCCCTTATTCTTATAATCATTTCTTAACTTTTTTATTGTTTGTCTTAATTGCTTATTCTCTTCAATTAATTTCTTTATTTTTTCATTTTCATTAACAGATGCTTTTAATGAAATAAATAACTCTGATTTAATAAGATTTTCTAACTCTTCTTTTTCTAATCTTAAAGTATTATTTTCTTTTATTAAATCTACATATTTAAATAGTTTCATATACTTCACCTACCTTTACCTCAATTTGTCTTTCATCTTTTGAATTTAATATTTTATATATTCTTTCTATTTCTCCCATATCATCAGTACTTTTTTGAATATATTTTAGTAATTGATTATATTTGTTATCAAACTCCTGCTGAGGTAATTTCATTAATCCCTCTCTATTAATTTTTTTATTAAAATATTTTTGAGTTTGAGTTATTATGTAATTTGTACTACTACATCTTGAATAGTGAGTATCATAATCTTTTAACTCTACAACTTCACTACACAATTTACATACTACTTTTAATTTAGCTGTTATATTTTTTCTTTTAATCTCAGATTTTTGACAGTATCTTGTTAAAAAATATACTTTTGGTATTTGGTTCCCATATTCTTCAGACCTAAAGTGTTTATCTAATTTTTCCATAATATCTTCTAAATCATAATCTTTAAGTTCTTTAAACCATTCTTGTACCATATATGCATCTGGATTAAAACTTGAATAATTTGCTTGTATTCTTCTTAGAATTGCTTTAACATCCTTCAATTCCATAGGTACCCTCTATAATTTCTTTTTCTATTCTAATTTCTATTTCAGTATCTGTTTCAAATTCATCTTCCCATCTTTTACCATTAAGCCAACTTGTTGGATATGGTATATATTGACCACCTTGTTTCTTCCAGTCTTCTGTATCTTTAAATCTTTCTAACTGGGACATCATTAATTCAAATAATTCATCATCTGGTTTATTCTTCTCAAACCATTTTTTGGATTTATCTTTACCTGTTTTTTTAGGATATTCTTTCCAAAATTTTTCAAATTTTTGAGCATATATATTATTTATACTATTCTTATCTATACTATTCTTATCTATACTATTCTGTGGCAACCTTTTGGCAACCACTTGGCAACCATTATCAATTAATGTATAGGAACCATTGTCTTTTATATCTAAAGCACTCAGTTCTTCTTGAAAACTTGTAGGTGTATATCTATCTTTTCTTAAGGTGTTATGCATTCGCCAATGTTTTATTACAATTACACCACTTTCAAATCTAATAATAAAATTCTTCATTAACAAAACCTTTAAATCATCTGCACTTGCATGGGCTTTAAACATTGCATTTTGTACTTGATTATTAAATCCATCATCATCGGCACCCTGATTTAAATGAAAATATAATGCTTGTGTTGAACTTGATAATTCTACAAATACATCACTATCTGTTATTTTTTTTGAAAACATTCTTTTTTCAGCCATTATTTTTTTCCTTTATTACTTTCTCTTGATAAATATTCACCAATTTTTATAGTAATGTATAGTACGATTAGAAAAGTTATAAATCCAAAAATTGTCCATGTTGCAAATTTAAACATTAAAATATATAAATCCCTAGTTATAAATCCAATACAAAATAGAAACACAATAGTTATCATTACATTGAAATAATTTATTCTTTTTTTCTTCATTTTTATTCTCCTTTACCAGCCAAATTTTTTCTTTACTAATTTTGTTAATGCTACTTTAGGTCTTGATATTGGTATACAATAGCCTTTATTTCTCATATCTTCTCTAACTTCATTGATATACTTTATTGCATTATCATAAGTTAGATTTGGAATTATTTGCATTAGTTCATTTGCATTTATATAGTCCTTATTTTTTATTTCTTCTATATTCATATTTCCTCCTTATGTTGGTTGCATATTTTTATTTTGATTTGATTTTCTAATTATTTTTTGATATACTTTATTTGCCCTGTATGGCAAGAAAGAGATGATTCAAATAATTAGAAGCGTTTTTATACTTGCCCTGTCTAAGTGCTTAACTTTCTCGTTATAAAGTAACTGGATAGTTTCTAGAGATAAGGCTGGATAGCTATATGTTAAGTTTTAACAACTATGGGGCAAGTAAAAGTAATTTGTAGAGAGTAAACTCGTAATTGTTAAACTACTACACCAATTAATCTAGTAATTAACTGGGATATTAAATATAAATATCTGTAGTGGACTTAGTATTAAATCTGGAAATACAGCAATATACTAGTATTGTTGTATCTTCATTAATTGTGTATAGATATTAAGACTTGTTTGGCGACTGGCTTAATATCTTTTTTATTTTGTTTAAATCTAAATTAAATTTAATTGCGATTAACATTAATTCTTCAGCAGTAAGTTTTCTTTTACCATTTAAACTTAAATTTATTTTAGATTGTTTTATTTTTGTTCTTCTTTCAATTTCATAATTACTTATTTTATTTTTATAAAAATATTCTTTTAAATAACTATATAACACTAATTCCTCCTTGTATTGGTTACATATTTTAATCTCACTCCTTCTTAATTGCTTTTTTCGTGCATATATTCACATACATTGCTAAAAAAAATAGATTTTTCAATATTATAATAATTAAGTAATTCTTCTAGTCTTTCAACAGATAATCCATTAGAATTGTTTTCATATCTTCTTAAAGTTTCTCTATTAATATTTATATCATGTGCAACATCATCAAGAGATAGGTCATTTCTAATTCTAATTACTTTCAATTCTTTACCTATTGCTTCTAACATTTCTTCCCTCCAATCTACACCTCTATTATATCGTGCACATTTGCACTTGTCAATATCAAATGTGCATTTTTTCACATTTTTTGTTGTTTTTTTTATTTTTTGTGTTATACTATTTATGTAAGGAGGGATTGTATGGCAGAATTTTTAAATAACAATGTTAAATATTTACGCAACGAAAAAAATATTTCGCAACAAAAATTAGCTGATGAAATTGGAGTTGATAGGTCCACAATTTCAAGAATTGAAAATGGTGAAATAGAAACAACTATTGACAATGCAATAAAAATTGCCGATGTCTTAAATGTTCCATTAAATGATTTAGTAAGCAAAAATCTACAATTTGATAATGCTGAATATATAGATACCTATGATGTAGTTCAAATACCTGTATTTGGTACTATTAAAGCAGGAATACCAATTGAAAGTCAAAGTGATATTACTGAATATGTAGAAATACCAAAGTCTTGGATTAAAGGTGGAAAAAAATTCTTTGGTCTTAAAATTAGTGGTGATTCTATGTACCCTAAGTATGATGAAAATGATATTGTTATATTTGAGCAAAATAATGATTCAGAATTGTTTAATGGTAAGGATGTTGCAGTTATGATTAACGGAACTGAAAGTACATTTAAAAAGATATTAGTGAATGAAAAAGGTATAGTATTACAACCTTATAACATGGCTTATGATATTATGATGTTTAGCAAAGAACAAGTTAACCAACTGCCAATTAAAGTTGTTGGTATTGCTAAAGAAAAAAGAACGAGGTTATAGTGGAACTTGAATTTATTATAGGAAAAAAAGAAAACATAAAAAACAACAACTATAATTTAGAAAAAAAATATTAGAAAATTGGATTAAAATATTTGACAAATATAATAAATCTAACTTTTCAATTATTGAGAAATCTACAGCATATACTACACTTACCTTTTACAATTATGACTTAATAAGACTTAAATATTCAAATAATTCAAAATGGATAAAATTATTTCTTACAAAAGAAGATAAACTGAAACATTATAATAACCCACTATTTAATGCACAAAGTAACAAAAATGAACTATTTTGGAAAGCTTACATTACAAATACTAATGATATAAATAATTATATTAGCATTATAGAAAATAGATGTAACGAAATTTTAAATATCATTAATAAATAAATATAGTGGTGGATAACTTTTTTAACAAAAAAATGCCCCTCGGCCAAGGGACATAAATCAAAATGCAAATCTTAATTAAAATATGCAACCAACATATTTAGGTAAAAAAGAATAAATCATTTTTTATCTTTTTAAGTTTTGCTTTTATATTATAGCAAAATATTAATTATTTGTAAATAAAAGGAGTTGGTAAAATGAAAGCAAATAAGATATATAAAGGCACTCCAACTAAAGATGGAAGATGCTATTATTTTAGAAAATCAAAAAATAATAAACAATATACTTCTAAAAAATATAAAACTCGTGAAGAGTGTGAAAAAGCATTATCAATGTTTGTTCTAAAAAATGATAATCCTATAAATATTAGATTTGATTTAGTTGCTGATGAATATTTTGAAAACTTAAAAAAATATAGTAAACCATCTACTGTATATACATATAGACAAGATTATGAAAAACATATATTACCTCATTTTGAAAAAAAATATATTAACAAAATAAATATATCAAATATTAGAGAATGGGCCCAAAATCTTGAATCATTAAATTTAACTGTAGATTATATGAATAAAATTTTAAATATATTAAAGAACATATTTGATTATTCAATTAAAAATTATGGTTTAGAAATAAATCCAATTAGTCTATTTGGCAGATTTAAAAGAAAAAATAACGATATAATTGATGATGATAAAAGATTAAGATATATTACATTAATTGAATTTAACCAGTTTATATCAATCATTGATGATGAATTATGGAAAGCATTTTTTCTTACTGCATATTATACTGGTTGTAGAAAAGGAGAATTACTTGCCTTAACATGGGAAGATGTAGATTTTAATAACAATGAAATTAAAATAAATAAAACTTTATGCACTAAAAATAAAGGTAAAGCAATAATTACTTCAACAAAAACTAATAAAAATAGAAAAATAAAAATGAGTAAAACATTAAAAGAATGTTTATACTCATATAAATTGAATCAAATTAAATATAAAGATTATTCAGATAATTGGTTTGTTTTTGGAGGACCAGTTTATTTAGCACCAACAACTATAGATAGACATAAAAAAACATATTTTAAATTAGCAGGTGTAAATGAAATTACAATGCATGAATTTAGACATAGTCATGTTTCTTTACTCATTAATGAATATATTAAATCAGGACAAACTGATACAGCTAAATTCTTTTTAATGCTATCAGACCGTATGGGCCATACAATAGATGTTATGCAAAAAACATATATGCATCTATTCCCTACTGTACAAGATGAAATTGTAGATTTACTAAACAATTTATAAAAAACTAGATGTGAAACTAGATGTAAAAAATAAAAACCCTTATAAAATAAGGGTTAATTGCCTATTGGTGGAGAATAAGGGAAAAGTTTTACAATACTTTACGTTTCTATAAATACAGGTAAATTAAGGATTTATTATATTCTCATACCTAGTCATTTGTACTATTTTTTTATCATTTTAGTAATCATCTAGATGTGAAATAAATTAAATATCAACAAAAAAAGACTAGAGATTTTACTCTCTAGACTCTTGCTCCATACATTATTTTATATTTTTCTGTTATATATTCCTGTGCTTTCTCAAACTTGTTATTCATCTTATGATGTTTTTCAATTAAAATATGATATTTTTCTACCATATCAAATATTGTAATAAACTCTTCTTGTGATACTGTTTCAGTTTTCTTTAAATTTCTTAGTGTTCTCTCAAATCCTAATATTTCATATCTTAATCTATCCATTTCATCTTCATCATGTCTTTTTTGTAATTCAGTTAAATTATTAGTCATATTATCTACTTTTTGATGCATTTCCTCATCTCTACATAAATTACCAATATATTTAAATAGCCTTGTAAATGGTTTAAATGGTATTTTTTTCCATTTTTCAGTTATTGCAACAATTATACCAACCCCTGTTAAAATTAATGTAAGGTTATCATTTATTGTGGTTAAAATGTCTTTCATTTTACTATTCCTTACTTAATTATTAATTTTTGTCCTGGTTTAATTAAATTTGGATTATCCCCAATTACTTCTCTATTATCATTATATATTTTTTGCCAAGTAGTATTATACTTTTCAGCAATACTTGATAAATTATCCCCTTGCTTTACTATATATGCAACTGATTCACTATATAATGTTATATCTTCCTCATCCATCCAACCTAAATCCCCTTCTGTATTGTAAGGATGCTTAGCAGTGTTTACTACTCTAGTAATTTTTGTAATTTTTTCTTTTACTGAACCTGTTGCTTTTTCAGCATTTGAACTTACATATAAATTACCATTAATTATAACCTTATCTCCTATTCTAAATTTTAGTTCATTTAATTCTTGTTTAGTTTCTCCCTTTGATTCTTCTTCATTTGGAAAAATATAACTATCAAAGTCTATTCTTTGTCTACTTTCAAATGGTTTAGAATGTTCTTTAAATGGATACCATTCAAAGTGTAAATGTATACCTGTAGCATTACCTGTTCTACCTAGCATACCAATTTGAGTATCCTTTGTTACTTCTTGACTTTTCTTAACATCAATACTAGCCAAATGATAGTATAAACCAACCATATCAAGTTTTGGATAATATACATACACAAAATTAGCACCTGTAGTATCTTTTCCTTTATTAAGCACTTTTCCATCTTCTACAGCATAACAAGGGACTGATTTGCCTTGTGCTGAATAATCAATTCCTCTATGAAATCCTTTTTTTGCTACTACATTGCCCTTACTATCTTTAACTACTTCTCTATATCCAAATGGACTAGAAATAAATACCTTCTTTTGTGGGTTATCTTCATATAAATTATGAAATATTTTTAATGCATTTATTTTATTCACTCTTACTTACCTCCTTTGCTCTTGCAAAGAAATATGTAAATACCATTGTTACAATATTACTAAATAATGCAAATACAAGTTGAATTAATTCCATATTTGCTTTTGCAAAAACTAATATAGTTATTATTTCTAATGTTATTAATAATGTTAATGTTGATATTGATTTTACATCAATTAATTTACTTATTTTTTCTTTTATCATAATGTCCTCCTTTAATCATTTCTATTTAATCTTTTTTGCACCAATAAATGTTTGTGCGTTGCCAAATCCAGCATTTAAGTCAAAGCTCGTGTTATTATAACCCGCCAAACTCAATTTTAAATAATGAGTTTTTGATGTATCATTAATTTTTATTTTCATTGAAGCTATAGAGTTTACTTCGTATTTATTACCACCATGTTGATGTAAAAATTGTACTTCCTTAACTAATTTATCATTTTCGTCAAATAAACTTAAATAACCACTACAATATCCAGCACCAGCAACATTTCCATAAATTTCAACATATTCAGCACTTCCTTTGGGTATTACAATTCGATTATTAATCGGGTCACAATAAAACTCACCATTTGATATGTTATCATTTCCCCATGCTGTTACTGTTTCTAGAGTGGTATTAGCAAATGTTTGTTTATTCCCACAGTGCATTTGTGCAAATGTTCTCATTTCTATATCTATACCATTTTTCATTATACTACCATTAACATTCACAGCATCTTCATATACCTCAATAATTGGTGTACTTACTGTTACATTTTGACTAGTACTTACAACTATTTGTGAACTATCTAAATTACTAAGAGCATCTTTTACTCTAATTTGAAAATCATATGATGTATTAGTTGCATATCCACTTCCTAATGATAAACTTGCTAAATTAAAACCAGAACCACTTATTGCAAGTGTTGCCCAACTACTCCATTCATTCCAAGAAGAACTACTGGCTAACTTATATCTCCAAGAATATTGTATAGAACCTACATTAGTAATACTTCCAAAAGATTTATTCCAATATGTTCCACTTAAATCTGCAATAACTTCTGTTGAAGTTTGTTCAGTTCTTCTTATATTTATTGAAGTTATTTTAGGTTTAAAATAATCTAATAAATTTAAACCACTAAATTCATAAGGATACTTTCCTTCTAATTTAAACCCTCTGCTATCTTTTATATAAGCATTTATTACATTAGTTGCAACATCATTAAATATATTATTAAATTGTGTAGTCTTTGTTTGGTTGCCTACAACTATCCTATATTCACTTAATGTTGCATTTGCGTGTAGTTCAGGTGTTATTGTTACATTTAATTCACTATAATCTTTTATTATTGTTAAGGAATTACCTGTTAATGTCCTTGAAATATTATCATATACTTCAATTAATGATGTTCCTAATATTGTAGGTTGATTTGTACTTTCATCAACATATGCAGTAAAAGTATCTTGCTTTGTTTCACCAATTTGAGTATTACCACTATAAGTTGTGCAATAAACTGTACCAACTAAACTTGTATTTGGTGTTTGTGCATAAAATTCTGTTGGTAATTTCCAATTTATATTAGTACCAGTTGTTTTTTCTACAATTGTTCCACTCAAATTACCATATTTATAAGTCAATGTATGAGTAAATGAATTACTTGCTCTGTCTATGTTTATTGCAACATTACTTCCAATATTTCCATTGCTAACTGCTATAGTACTTGCTCTTGGTATTGTAGGAAGTTCAACATCTACACTCATCGATTCATTAAGTTTTAAATATCCTATCTTCATTGTTGCAGCTAATGTTAATATTTTCGAACCATCAGCATTATGTGTGATAGATGTTTCTGGACTTTCTAATATTGTTTCAGTATCTATCCACCATACATCACTACCTTTTCTAGTAGTACAATAAGAACATGTAAATTCATAATCTGTTCCACCTGCACCTGTATAATTAACAACTGACCTTAACCTTGTATAAATTTTTGTAATATTATTTGCAATATCTTGTGTAGAATATTTTGCATCTAAATAAAAAGTGGTTGTTACCCCACCAGCATATACTGATTTATTTATTACTGACTGCCAATTTGTAGTTAATTTTATTGCCATTATTCATCACCTACCAAATCATTTAAATCTTCTATTAAATTATCAAGATGAAATATTTGTGTTACTTTTTTTGAGTTTTTTATTCCTTTAACAATTCTTAAATATCCAAGTTGTGCAGATCCTGTAACAATTAGTTTATCTACTCCTGAACCATTATGATTAAATACTGATGCTAATTTAGCATAGTTGTATACTTTTATACCCTGATTATCTATCTTTGCACTAACTTCGCTATCTACTGAATTTATTGCTAATTCTTGCGTTGAAAAATTATAATACATATCTCCTACTGATATCATTAAATCTTCAAGTCCTTCTATTAAATTAGCTTGAATCTTTCCAGCAGTAATAAAATTAGCATTAATTGCTCCATTCATAGTTATAGCTAAATCATATGGTCCTTGTATTCCTGTAGATGAATAACCTAAACCATTTAGATTCCAACGCCATACCTTTTGAGCAGTTGCTATATTATCAGTATCCATAATAAATAATTCTTCATTTGTTTTATAAATAAAACCACCCATAGCACTAGTAATTAGTTGAGTAGCTTTGTTTGATGCATCAGTTAAAATACTTGATACATTTATATTTTCAGTTGCTTTTGTATTAGCAGTTATTGTTGAATTAATTGTTTTCTTAAAAGTACCAATTTCAAAATTTTCAATTCTATCTGATAGAACATTATAAACAGTCTTTACTACTCTTGTTTCATAATATAATCCTAACATTTCAGCAGTTATTGTATCACCCAAATGTACTGTTTCTAATGCTTTATATTTCTCATATTCCTTTGTTTTAGATAATTCTAACCAATTAATCTTTATATTTATCTCAGGTTTATCTAATCCTGCATTATAAAGAGAATTTACAGCATTTCTTAGTGCCTGATAAGCATCTTCTAAATTAGAAAATGCTTCTTCATCATCTGAATCATACTTTATATTAGAAAATTCTACTTTTGCTATTTTTGGAGTAAAGTAGTTATTAATTAGTGGACTATCAACATAAATTTCAGGAAGCTGTAATCCATCAAATCCAACTGGCATTACTCTTGTATACATAGATGTTATATCAATAGTTACTTTCACATCTTCAATATTTTTTCCAAAAAGCAATTTAACATTATTATTATTTCCTCTTCTTGATAATAACTTAATATTATAATTATCCCTTTCTAATTCACCTCTAAATAGATTAACCATCGAATTATCTATATCACCTATAAAACATTCAATTGGATTTCTTTTTATATATCTTGCACTTGCATTTGCACTTATATCAGAATAAAAAGAAAATTGCGTTGCAAAATTTGTTTTATCTAATATCCAGTTCCCAAAAGATATACAATCTAAATTTTGTGGAAAAGTATCTTCTATAAAATTATCTAGTAAATCATAAAATATATGCATAGCATATACACTTATTTGCTTAAGGTCTTTTGTTACTCTTTTTATTCTAAACAACTGATAATTATCATTTCCAATATTACACTTCACTATATTATCTTCAACTAAATATTCATTAAGTGGACCTTTTAATGGATATGTAAATTCTAGATACATATCACCATTTAATACTTCTGTTACTTTAGCTGATAAACAATAACTTAAAAATCCTAGTCCATTATTATCAAAATTTGTTTCAGAATTTAAATAAACATTCATACATATCACCTATAAATAGGCCTTTCTATAATTTATAACTAAAGAAGATATAGAGCCTGTATATTCAATTACATTTACACCAGGATTTAAATATGGAAAATCATATCTCATTAGATTTGCAGCATTATTATTGTTTTGGTCTATAATAACCTTGTTTTCACAGTCTAATGTATATGTATTTAATGGATTCAAACCATATAAATAAAAAGTTTTATTATTAAATGTAATACTTATATCACCCTCACCAACAACTTCTAAAATTGGGTACATTTTTGCTGTTGCATCTAATATTTCAAGATTACTAGTGTTTTCTAATATTTCATTTCTACTAACTTCAATATCTTGTGAAATAGGATTACATAAAAATTGAATAATAAATTTTCTAAATTGCATAACTTTAGAGAAATCTATTTGATTTTGTATCATTGCTGTATATTCTCTTTTTCCATCAAATGAAAGAGTTCCATAACCATCTAGGAACTCTTTTACTTCATCAATATTAGTTTTATTTGTATCCAAATGGCAAGAAATAGATATAACAAAAGAATCATATGTTTCTTCATCTATTGCAATAAAACCATTTCTACCATCTATTTGATACTTATTTATTCTCTTTTTTCCTTTTGAAATTACAGGTATATTTTCAACAATAATACCTTTTTCTCTAAATAATTTTCCATTCCAAATAATCATTATTAATTACCTCCTTTAGCAAGTGCAGTTTGTCTTCTGTAAAATTCTAACTCTTCTGCAAAAGCCTCAACATCAGTTTCTCTTTCATTGTTGAAGTTTTCTATTTGAATAATTAATGGATTAGTATTTGCAGTTGGATTTATAACTGGATTTACACTAGCTTGAACCTCTTTTGATAAAACACCCATTGCATTGTTTACATCATCAATTACATTTGGCATTTCATCTTCTACACCAACACCTATTCCTTGAACTAAATATTTACCAACTTCATTTTTCATAAGTTTAGATGGACTTGCAATTCCAAAAAAATCTTTTATTGAATTTGTTATTTTATTACCTACTTTCTTAATTGTATTTAATACAACACTTCCAAAGTCTAACATACCATTTAGTATTCCCTTTAATACATTTTTACCCAAACTAAGCCAGTCAGTTTTAGTAATTATATCTTTTATAGAATTAAATAACTGAGCTATTATATTTGGAATTAGTGCTACAACTTTTGGAATTGCTTGAACTAGTCCTTTTCCTAATGCAACCATTAATTGTACAGCAGCTGTTATAATTTTTGCTAACATTTCAGGTTCTAGTAATTTTTCAACTATATTTGATATTACTGTAGGAATTTTGTCTAGTAATTTTGGTATTGCATCAATTAATCCATCTGCTAAAGCTAAAATTAAATCAATACCAGCAGTAATTATTAAATCAATATTGTTAGCAATAACATCTACAACCATCATTAGTGCTTCTACTATAGCAGGAATTAGTTCTGGTAATGATTTACCAATTCCATCTATTATTGCTACTAAAATTGATATTCCAGCCTGTAAAATTGTAGGTAAATTTTTAATTAACGCATTGACCAATGTTGTAACTATTTGCATAACAGCATTCATTATTGCAGGTAAGTTATTTTGTATTCCACTAATTAAACTATTTAAAATATTAGTTCCAACTTCCAAAAAATGTGGTAATTGTTCAATAATGCTATTTAATAATTCAGGTAATACATTCATAACACTTGTTGCTATTTGGTCAACCACGGGAAGTATATTATCACTAGCAGTAATTACACTATCAACCAAATTTGTAATTAATTGTCCAATGTCAGCATCTCCATTTGAAAGTCCAGTTAATAAATTGTCGTATGCTGATTTCATTGAATTAACTGAACCAGTTATTGTTTTACTTGCTTCTTCTTGTGTTGTTCCTGTAATTTTCATATTTTGTTGTACAACATTTATTGCTTTTACGACATCTGCATAATTAGATATATCAAATTTTTGGCCCATTGCTTCAGGCATTTTTTCAGCATCAGCCAATAATCTTTCCATTTCTGTCTTAGTACCACCATAACCTAATTTTAAGTTATCTAGCATTGTATAATTTTGTTTAGCAAACCCTTGATATGCATTTTGAATCATATCCATTGATGTACCCATTTTATTTGCATTGTCAGCCATATCAATAATTGCCATATCAGCAATTTTTGCTGCCTCTGCAGTATCTCCGTTTAAACTCTGCAGCAAACTTGCAGAGAATGATGTTACTGTTTGCATATATTCATTAGCTGATAAACCAGAGTTTTTATATGCATTGTTAGCATATTCCTCAACTACATCAGAACTATCTTTAAATAATGTTTCAACACCACCTATTAACTGTTCATAATCTGCATAACTTTGAATTGCTGATTTGCCTATATCAGCCATAGCAGAGCATACTGATTTAGCAGCATTTGCTAAACCTTTTATTCCAGCAGTAATAGCATCACTTATCAAGTTACCCTTTATTATATCTCCTAGTAAACTAGTTTGTTTACCTGTGTCACTCATTGCTTTTTCATTATTTTTTAACTCATCATTTAATTTATTCAAACTTAATTCAGCTGCTGCTATTTCTCTTTGAAGTTCTCTATAACTTTCAGAGTTTTCATCTTCTTTTCCAGATGCAATTCTAGCATCTGCTTGTTCTTTAGCTAATTTTAATTGCTCATATTTGCTGACAGTGCCTTTTATTGCATCAGAAAGCAACCCTTGTTTTTGAGTTAATAATTCTATATTTGATGGGTCCATTTTTAACAATTTATCAACTTGTCTTAACTCATAATTTGTTTCTGAAATTACTTTATTTACATCCTTTAATGAATTACTTAAACCTGTGGTATTACCACCTATTTCAATAGTTATCCCTTTTAATTTTTTTGCCATAAAAAACACTCTCCTTACTTAAAAAATAAAAGGCCCATTGCTGAGCCTTAATTTTAAACACTTTCTGTTTTTTCATAAACGGTTGTAAAGAATGAATCATATGCATCTTTATTAGCATCATCTAATTCCAATGTAACTTTTACATTCTTATCATCTAATCTAGGCATTGCCTTAAGAGATAATGTTTCAGTTGTTGGTGCTACACTTGATTCTTTTGTAGCAGCATTTTGTGGACTTCTTGAAGCAGAACAATTATATAACCATGTTCTACGAGGTTTTTTATCTCCTTGAACTTCAAATCCTAATGCAAATGGTGAAGCTAGTGCATCAGCATTTTCAATTAATGCCCCATTAGTATCTTTAGTAAATCCTAAGATATCAATTAAGAAAGATTCAGGAATTAATGCAATTTCTAAATCACCTTCATAACCTTGGTTAGATGATACAGAAAAATATACAACATCATCAGCATTCATATCACTAGTTTCTCCACTAGGTGATAATGATAGATTTACAGCACCTGGGATAGCCACAGGAGTACCATATACATATTTTCCTTCTTCATCTATAGTTATTTTTGAATACTTAACATTTCTTAAGCCAAATTTAACTTTGTTATTACTCATAATATTCCTCCTATAATTAATTAAAAAAAGAACTCATAAAAGTTCTTCTAAATAAAATATTGAATTTGATATATATCTTCTCCTTCAATATAATCTTCATTTTTATCAAATGGCAAATTATTCTCATTTAACAATGATTCTAGTTTTAATTCAACCTGTAAGTCTTTTTTTGAAGTAACCAAAGTAATAATAAAATCATTACTTTTTAAATATGTCTTATCATCAGCTTTAAATGTATCTGTAGCATCATTCTTATATAAAATAAATGGTATAGATACTTTCTTATCTTTAAATTGACTATAAGCAACAGGATAACCTAATGTTGACAGTAAATTATACAATTTTTCTTCATCTATCATTTGTATTCCTCCTAACAATATTTTCTACTTCAAGTTCAAACTCATTAACACACTCTTCTTCAACTGGAGATATATGCACATATGCCTTTGTCATTCCACCATTTCTAGTAGCATGTCCATTTTCAAGCCAATAAGTTAACTGTGGACTAGAACCATTATGTATAGTAATATTTACATAATTAGGACCTTTTTCTATTTTTTTAGCCCAACCCTTATTATAATTTCCACTTCTTATCTTATATGTGTTTTTAGTATTTTTTAATTTACTAACACCATCACTTGCTATCTTTTCAGCACTTGCTATAATATCTTCTTTAATATCATCTACATAATTTTCTAACACTTTACTTATATCAAGTATAGAATCAGCCAATTTATCCTTGTTTTAAGCCTAAAACCAAAACAATATCAGTTCTATTTATTGGTACAGTTCTAATTATTGAATATCTAATATTGTTATATTTAACTTCTTTTTCATCATTATAATTAGAAACTTTTATTTGCAGTTCAGCAGTAGGTGTTATTCCTACTGCTACTGCATTATAAAACTCTTTAGAACCAACTTTGTTTTTCTTAGCATAGACTTTTTTTGTAGATTCATTATAGATAATATTTCCAATTGAATCTTTAATTTCTTCTTGTGAAATCAAATAAAGGATTTCAGTATATTGCATACTTACTCACCTTCACTTTCATTTTCCACAGTATAACTTGAATAATGTCTTAAAGAATCTTTTTGTAATGAATATGCATTTGAATATAACTCAGCATTTGGTATATCTAAAAAAGATAATACATAACTTACAATTGCAGAACAAACTAACGAATCAGGTTGTCCATCTTTGCCATTTATTTTGGAATCAACAATGCCTACTTGTTTTAAATCCAATTTAGCAGATTCAATATATGTATTGATAACATCATCAAATTCATTATTATTAAATCCCATTATTTTTTTAATTTTTTCTAGCATTGTCTATCACTCCTTTTTATTATTCAGTAGCTGTAGCACCAGTAATTACAACTGCAGCTTCTGCAATAGCTAATTTACCATCATATATAGCAACACCTGAATAACTATAAGTGTTGTTGTTTATGTTATATGCACTCTTAACTTCAATTTGTTGTGGTAAATTTCCAACAAATTTTTTAGCATTTGCAAGAGTTAATTTTGTTGCTTTATCTGACATAGCAACTTCATAACCAAGTAAATAATATTTACCATTAGCAAAAGTTACTAAATCGTGTTTTGCTTTATCTTGTAAACCTAGAACTTCTGTAAAGAATTGTCTTTTATTTACATAGAATTTTGCACCTTTATCATAAGCAGCAGGTAATGTTCCAACTGCTTCTCTAATAGAGTCAGCATTTAATTCTTTTGCAATTTGAGTTCCATTTGCTTCTAAAGCAGTAAAGATTTTTCCTTCAACTGCGTTAGCAATTGAATCTGATAACATATCTGTTAACCATTCTTCAAATGCATCAATAGTCATAGTTTTAACAGTTTCACTAATTGTTACAAGTTTAACAATTTCAGTTCCTGCTAATTCAACCTTAACTAAGTTAATAGCACTTTCAGTAATAGCTTCCCCTTCTTTATGATCTACACCATCAGTTCTTGCACCTTCAACAACAAATGTTACATTCCCTCTTACATTTAACAATGTAATTTCATCTAACATTGGTGCTTTTTCAACAACTTTAGCAAATATGTTGTTTTGTGTTTCTGTAGGAATTGCACCAGCAACATTTGCACTTGCTATAACTGCTCTTTCTTCAACAGTTAATTCTTTACCCATTAAATTTTTTAAGAAAGCACTTCTATATTCTTTGCTTTCAATACCATATTTCTTTTCTTCCATTTTCTTTTCCTCCATTAAATTTAAAGATTTTGTTTCTAAATTGCCTTCTTCAATATTTCTAGCAATTGTTTCTCTTTTAGCTCTTTCTTTTAAATCTCTTTCTTCTATTAAAAGAGCATCAACTTCTTCATTAAGTTTTCTCACTTCTTCTAGTACAGTTAGAGTTTCTATTTGAGCTTTAATTTCAGTCTTACGACTTTCAATTTCTTTTAATCTGTCCATAACTGAATCCTCCTTGTTTTTGATACTCTTTAGGGCAGTTTTCTTTCCCATTATTGCTATCCAGCATTTATTAAACTCGTAGTTGGTATCCACCAACAAAAAAAGAACTATCCAGTTCCTTTTTCATAAGAGTATTAACCTAATTTATTTAATATTTCTTCTTTTAAACTAGCTAATTCACTATCATTTTTTATTTGTTCTTCTCTCTCTTCTCTTAATTTATTGCGTTTTTCCATAAAATCATTTGAATTATCTAATCCTCTAGCATAAACACTTGTAGTGTCATACCATGGTAAATCAACTACTGATACATCATATAATCTATCTATATCTGTAATTATTCTTGTATCAGAATCATAATCATATTCATCAGCTCTAACAGTAAATGCAAAACTCATCTTATCTATTAAACCTGCTTTTATTGACTTATAAATATCCTTATTAGACTGTGTATCAATAAGTTCAGCTATCATTTTTAAACCTACTGAATCTTTTTCTAGTTTTAATGAACCATTTCTAGTTCTAGCCATTATTAAATGACTGTCTTCGTGATTATACTTTAGTGGTACATCACTCAAATCACAATTATCCAATGCAGTATCTGCAATTATTTCTGTATAACCATGTTTTGCAGGACTGTTAAATGTTATTGGATATCCTTCAATTATCATCTTATCTTCATTATTTTCTAATGCTCTCATTTCAACCTCAAGCATTCTTTTTTCTTTATTCATTGTTTCCTCCATTATCATTATTTTCTCCTATTTGATATTGATTAGCTTTTGAACTATCTATATGATTTAAATCTTGTAATACTTTTTGTCCTTCACCATTTGGAAGTGGTGGCAAATTATGTATTTCTCTTATTTCATCTATCATCATATAATTACTCATATATCTTGCTATATTTATTTTTGTATTATTACTAGCATATTGTAACCTATTTGAAGTAAATACAATTTTATTACCATGGTTTCTTTCACCTAATGTAAATATCTTATTTGTAAATTCTAAAGACATTTGAATTGCAATTGGTTCTAAAATTGATTCATAAAATGCATTCCATTCATCTTCTGTATATTTACTTTGAATAATATTTTCACTAACACCATAATAATTTAGCACTTTATTATCAAATGCTTTAACTTGAGTATCTGTTGCAGTTTGTGGATTTAAATTTATTTCCTTAAAATCAGTTGTAGCATCTAATCCACCTATTCCTGAACCATCAGCATTATTAACAAAATCAGAAACAAATTGATTTCTCATTTTAGTAACATCTTCTGGTTTTAACATTGCCTTTGTACTCTTTAATACACCTTTAATACTTTGAGTTGTTCTTATTGCATTAACTATTCCCTCATCAATAATATGTTTAATACTTAATGCTTTAATAATTGGTGAAGAATTTCCTCCTGTTATACTTGATGATGATGCCATATTTTTTAAATGGATTACATCCTTAATGTTACAAGTATGTTTCATACCATTTCCAAATTGAAACTGTATATAAATCTCATTCTTATATTCAACAAATGAATATCTACTACTATGAAGAGGATACAGTCCTATTGGTTTATAATTTTCATCTCTAGCTATATAAACATAAGCATCATTATATCTTTTAAGTTCAGTAATAACATAATAATAAAAGTCATATGCATTTTGAAGTTCATTTGGTTGTTCTGACAATAATCTATGTAAGTTATCATCTACATTCTTGTATCCATTCTTTGTTAATGCTATATGTCTAGGATTTAGTTTTGCACCATTTCTTGCTATTGCATCTATACATGACCTTGCATCTACATCATCATATATTTCACCATCAAAATTTGTAAATGATGCTGGATAGCCATTTAATAGTTTTAAAGATGTTCCATATGTTACACTTTTATCTGTATTAAATATTTTTTTAAATAAACTTTTTATTTCCATTATTCTCCTCCTATAAATCCTAGATATTCTTGCTGTCTTTCAACATAAACACAATATGCATCTATTAAACTTACAGCACCATCAATTCTAGCTCTTTGATTTTCCTTAACTGGTCTAATATTTTCGTTCTCATCTGATTTAATAGACATATTACTAAGACACCATTTTAATATAGGATTATTATTGTAATTAATTTTTTTATCCATTAAATCTGCTTTCATTTGTTTCATAGGTGTTGACATCGTTTTTGCACCTTGTCTTACTGCTACCATATCAAAACCAAATGTTTTCATTTCCTCACACCAATACTGAGCATTCCAACTATCATATCCAACCCAAAGTGGTCTTAATTCAAATTTTTCAACTTGTTCTACAAACCAATTAGTTACATCTGAATAATTTACTCTACTACCTTCACTAGTTCTTAACCAACCTAGTGCCTTCCATTTGTCATATGGAATTTTATCTTCCTGTACCTTTTTATCTAATAAACTTTCTGGTATAAAGTACATTTGCTTTACCTTCATTTCACCAGATTTAAATCCTATCAATGTTGCACAAGTTAAATCAGTAGTACTACTTAAATCACAACCACCAATACAATAACAGTCTTTAAATTCTTCATCTTTATATGTTGATTCATTATTAAGTTCTTCATAAGTCAACCAACTACTTGTAGAAGACTGTCTTACATTAAAATCTTTACATAAAAGATTAGTTAATTTAGTAGGGTCATTTATTGCTTTTTGTACTTGATTCCTTAAATATTCTATCTTCTTTGATACTCCTAAATTAGGATTTGCTTTATACCAAGCTTCTTCATCTTGCCATTCACTTTTTTCATCTAATTCATAGATAATTGGCAAAATTGTTTCATCTATTATTCCATCAGGTTCACACAAATAACCTTTTACAATTCTTTCACAATAACTATACTCATTATCAAAAACCTTCTCTCTTACAGTTCCCATTGTAGATGTTTCTAATATTAAAGGTTGTTCTCTTGATGAAACACCATCTTCCATTATGGTAATCATATCCATATCAGTCCAAGCCCATACTTCATCTTCTAAAACATAGTAAGGATTTTTACCATCTAATGAATCGGTTTTACTAGCAAGAGGACTAAACCAAGCATTTTCTTTATCATAAAATATTGAATTAATAGTTCTTCTGCATCTTTTCTTTAATGCAGGACTCTTACCAACCATATTTTTTGCTTCTTGCCATACTATTTTTGCTTGGTCCCTAGTTGTTGCTACAGAGTATATTTCAGCTCCTCCTTCACCATCAGAAGTTAATCCAAACAAACCTATACCACTTGAAATAAAACTTTTTCCATTTTTCTTTGCAACAAAAAAGACTACTTTTTTGTACTTTCGTAGTCCTGTTTCTTTATCTACAAAACCATATACTGCTTCCAGCATTGCTTTTTGCCATAATTCTAATACTACAGGCTTTCCTGCCCATTTACCTTTAGAGTGACAACAAAATTTTTCTAAAAACTTAATTGGTCTTTGTGATTTACTATAATCAAAAACATACTCAATTGTTTCAACTTCACCAGTATCTTTATTAACATATTCAACCTTATTTCCATTTTTTAAATCATTAACAAGTTTTTTATAAACTGCTAATATTTTTTTATTAGCTCTCTTAGGATGTTCTAATAAATATTCATAATATTTTTCTATATTACTTGTTGAAGTCATCAAACTCATCTTCTATATTCTTAGTTTCTTTCGGAACTAATGCTAATAAATTTTTTAAGAAGGTATCATATGTTTTCATTAATTGATTATATGATTTTAATGCTGGTCTTTCACGAGTGAACTTTTGCTTACCTTGTTCAAAATCTTCTGTTGGACCTTTAGCTTTTATCTCTTTTTTTAATTTATTTATTGTTGGAAGTATAAAACTAATTTCATTTAATATTAATTTTGCTTCACTTTTCTTTTCTTCTGGTATTTTCTCGAAGATTTCTTGAAGTTCCTTTTTTTTCACAAATTATCACCCTCTTTCTCAAAAACCCCCCTCTCATGCACGATGATGCACTTTTTTTGAAGCCCCATTGCTCGTTCTCCCATTTCATATATTTAAAATTAAGAAGTGGGGGGGGTATTTAAACTAAATTATCTTTTAACTAGGTTGCCAAATTCATCAAATTTAACATCCATTCTTGTTACACCTTTGTTAAAATGTTCTTCATTATGACATTCAATACATAAACCTTCTAGGTTCTCTTCTGCAAATGCTATTTTATCATTTGTATAATTATAATCATTTAAATATATCTTGTGATGAACTATTCCTTTTAATCTTTTTTCTTTTGGAATCCATTCACTAATTCCATCAACATATACAGGTTTATTACATCTAGCACATAAACAACTTTGTTTTAACCATATATATCTTCTAGTATCTTGCCATGCTTTACTTTTGTAAAGGTCTTTTCTCGACATTCTTTCCACTCTTCTTACTAATATTTTCTTTATTTATTTTTGCATTTTCTATTTGATTATCTATTTCTATTACCTCTACAAATGCTATATTAAATTTATTATTACCAAGTAACTTATTTAATCTAGATTCAGATACTTCTATTTCTTCTCCTTGATTAGGAATCCTATTTAATTCCTCATCTTTTACATTTAATAATCGATAAGTATTCAATGTTCTTACTTTATATTTCATCTTTACCTCCAACTATCTTAAAAAATTATCTATATCATTTTGTGTTGGTTTATTTTCTCTTTCTTCAACTGTTGAATAAAGTATATTTACTAGTGATACAAAAGACATTTCTTTCATATCATCTAATGTAATATTTAACCTTTTAGCTAATGCAACTATAGAATAAATATCTAATGGTTCATCATCACTATCAATTTTGGGAGTTTTGTATTCTCCCAAAAAAGGGTGCTATACCAACTTCTAAAACCTCCTGAAGCCAAGAGTTACCTTCACCCATTAAATTATCTAACTCTTTTAACCACTCATCATATGACTTAAATGTTCTATCTTGTTCTGTAATCATAATATGAGTTAACTTTAAAGCAATTTCCATTATAGAACTAAATTCATTTAACCAAGCTGAATTTTGTTCTTCTTTAGGTAATTTATTAATTTCCTTTACTTTATCATTTAAAGAATTAATATCTTGTAAAAAATCTCTTCCAGTTTGATTCTTATATGAAAACATTGTAAATGCACTTGATTTTAAATTATATTCTTTACTTCCAATTGTTATTGTTTTAACCATATTTTCCTCCTAAAATCACCCACTTTATATAACAAAAAAAGAATAGGAGGCAATTCCTATCCAAAATAAAAAGGGGTAAAAGTACTTAATTAGTACTGTACCAATGATATTTACTACTTTTAGTAAAACTAAAGACTTCTTACAATATCATCAGTACACTACTTATTAATGTAGTGTTTTTATTTAAAGGTTAAATGTAATGATTTTAATAAATCTCTACGATAACATTTTTACATAAACAATGTTGCATTTTGTTTCATTCTTTCTCTATTTTTTTAACTATTCTATGTATCTGAGAACGACTTAAACCATTATGCCTAGAAGATATCTTGCTATCTTTCCATTTAAATAATTTTTTTTCAACATATATTTGTTTATCATAATCATTAGCTGAAATATAATTTTTATATTTTTGATTTTGTACATCAGTGAGATTATTTAATTTTTTAATTGCATCATCTAATAATATGCCTATTTCTGTATATTCTAATAATGCTTTATCTCTATCATGTATTCCACCTTGAACTGAAATATTATTGAAACTCGAACCTCCTGGCATAAGTTTTGATTCAATTCTATTTCTTTCTTTCTTATAAAAATTAATATCTATTTTTGTATCTTCAATTAATTCTTTTAATTTAAATAAATCCATATATTCTCCTGTAATTTTATTTCATTTTCATTCCCCTTTATGAATATATCTAATTACCCCTTTAATCTTTTGAATTATTATATCTTTACCTGTTTTTGATTTTGGTAAATTAACTATATCAACCAACATATCACAAATAGTTTGGATTTTTAATTCATAATCTTTGTTATCTAACAATAAAGACTCAGTTGCTTGATTATACATATTTTTATATGAATTAATAGCATTTTCCATTTCACTATATCTCTTGTTTGTTAATAATTTCATTGCTTATTTCCTCTCATATATTGTTTTTAATCTGTAAAAATATAATAATTTAACATACCTTTGAACTTTCATAATATCAAAATCACAACCAAAATTCCTATTTTTATAATCACTATTGTAAAATATCAAATATTTATCAGGTTTATTTACATTATTAATTCTCCCACTTCTATATGTAACTATATCTCCTTTTTGTATATCTATACCACTCATAAATCCTCCTATATTTTGTATTTTTACCTTGTTATCTTAGTGCAATATTACCACAATATTATATTGCATAAGTTTATTCTTAATTTTGTCCTTGAATTATAAGGTCATTTTATTTGTTTTTTTACAATAAATACTTTTTCAAATTTTTGAACATATTTTATGCCCACTATTTCCTTATTTTAACGCCTCTTTTATTTTGCTCGGTAATTCATCATAATTATATTTACCAAATAAATAACAAAATCCTAAATATATGTTTTCTGGATATGTAGGTACTTCAATTAATTTTTGTGCTTTTTCTATTTTATTTATTCCCCTATCTATTTTTCTATTTAATTGTTTATTTGCTTTTTTTAAATCGTAAATTGTATTATATAAAGTTTTTCTTTCACATTGTAAACCTTTTATATCTTCTTTTAGTTGTGAGTTTTCTTCCTTTAAATCAATTGTATAGTTCCACAAATCAATAAATTTATTATCACTATAAGTTAAACCTCCACTTACTTCTGCTAAAAATATTTTTCTTTCAATTAACTCTTTAATATCTTTTATTTCTTCTTCACTCATTTATTATCACTTCCTTAATTATTTTTTATTATTTCTTCTAAACGTTTTATAATTTCCTCTTGTTCCATCTTTTTGTATTCTAATTCATACCTAAATGCAACAATTTCTTTCCAAAATTTTTGTTTTTCTTCTAATAATTTTAAATAATATTTTTCCATATAATTTATTCTCCAGTATTACTATTTTTTTGAACTATCATTTTGCATATTTCACTTATTACTACTCTTTCATTTGTTACTGTGTTTTCACAATAAATATAATTTTTGTTATTTACTCTTTCAACATAGAATACTAAATAATCTGCTTTTTTTATATCTACTATATCTATCATTTATTATCAATTTCCTTTAATAAATTTTCAATTTTCTCTTTTAAAGTTAAATATTCTTCATCATATTCAAATGATTTACACTCTAATATATCTTTTCTTCCTTGATTTACAGTTGCTATATTTGAATAAGTTAAAATTACTTTTTCACACTCACAAATATCACTATTTTCATTTTTAAATTTGCATTTTAAATTTGAACATATAACTTTCATAACTTCTTCACTTTAACCTTTTCTCTATGTTCATTGTAAATATCATATCTTTTCATAATATCTTGTTGTTCTTCTAGTGTGTGTCCTGTCATTAATCCTGTATAAAACTCACACTTCCCAAAAGGTTCTACACAACTTCCACATCTTACACATTGAGGTACACAAGCCCAAGCAATATCTTCATCATATTCTTTTATTGCTTCTACAACTGCTTTCCAATACTTTCTTGTAGTTGGGTCTGCACACATACATAATCTCTTTTCACTTATAGAAATTAATGCTTGTATATTTGCATCCATCTCCATCATTACATAATCCATCTGTGTTCTTTCGTGTCTATTTACATTTGTCCTATCTTCTCTTGATGTACCTACAAACTTTTCACAACCCTCGTGGTGTCTTGCAAAATGTGTACTTATAGCATAAGGTATTTCTTCCCACTTCCAACTGATAGTACCTCTTCTAATTGGACTATGTTGACATATCAATAACTTTCTTTTCCACTCTTTTGGTGGCTCTTTATCTCCTGCTTCTTTACTTATTGTAGTCATACAACCACTTTTAATCTTTTTCCAATTTACATCAAAATCTGTTATTTTTACTTTTGTATTATATTCCATATTTAATCCTCTACTTTCTCTACTAATCCATCTTTTATTAATTTTCTTTTTAATTTTGTAACTTTCAAATAATATTGATGTTGATATTCTTTTATATTTAATCCTTTTACAATATCTTTTTTAGTAACTTCTCTTTTGTCAAAAACAAAATCATTTATATTTTCTAATGTTATTTTGCTTATATCTACTACTGACATTTTTCTATTAAACCATCTTTAATTAAATCAAACATAACATCACTACCCCAATTACAAAAACATAACTTTCTTGTAGGTATATCAAATACTATATCTTGATATTTATGTGGATGGTCTTTTAGTTCATATTCTAAAACAAGATTTTTTGTGCCATTATAATATTTTCTTTTAAAACCATAATTATATAGTTCTTTTAAATCTACATTATCTTTTATCTTTAACATACCTAATCTCCTATCTTATAACTCATATTTTCAAACATTTCTTTTGTTACTATTGATTTAATATCTTTAATTTTTATAAGTTCAATATATTGGTCTGCATAAAAATTTGAAGCATAAATATCCTTTTCTACTATATCTATGACTTTTAATCCATTAACATAATCTCCTGCTTCTATTAGGTCTATTATGTTATGATTTACTTTTTTAATTTCATTTTTAGGTATCATAGAACCTTTTTCGTTTTCTATATAATCATCAGTTAAAGTACTAGCAAATCCTTCTATTTTGCATATTCCTTTATGAGTTCTTACATACATTCCTACTTCTAATTTCATTTATTCACTCTTACCCTTTAACTTTTCTATTTCTTCTATTAGTTCATTTATTTTATTATTGCTATTTGAAATTCTATCATTAACATAATTAATTGCTTTTATTATGTATAAAACTTTATCTATATCGTTTTTATATGATTCATATTGTGTATAGCAATAAAATTTATGTTCATTATCTAATTTTTCTATTTTCTTATCTTCTTCTATTATTTCTACTTCTTCATTTAAAATAGATATATCTAAAACCTCCACACTAAACCATCCACCAATTTCATCGCACCAATAATCATTATCTACTGAATAAAAAACTCTATTTCTATATTTGAATTTCTTTGGTGCTTCACCATTTGCTATTTTATTTAATAAATCTATTATTTTCATATTT